ACTCTCTAACTACATAAGCTATAAAGCCTTGAACTTGCTTAATCTCTACACCAGCTTCCTGAAGTACAGGCATTTCTTCTTTAACAATATCTGCCATAACCCATTTCATTACTTCTCCAAAGTGTTTACGTTCTGTAGCATTAGTTTCAGTAATTGCTTGGTTTATTCTCCATACAGGAGTAATCTTATCAGCTAAGGAAGTAAGCTTAGCCTTGACTTCATCAGTTAGTGAAGGTTTGTTAGGCTTACCTTGCTTAGGCTTACCTCCATGCTTGAGGCCTTTAGCCTTTAGACGGTAGGTATTGCCATTATAAGTAGTCCAGAGGTAAACTCCTTCACCCACGTTACCAGGCTTATCAAAATACCTTGCTATGGCTGAATTATCCTCAACGTATAAAGCAAGTTCAGATAAAGCTTCCTCACAAGCATTAGGGTTGTTAAAGTCCAATACAAGCTCGTGACGGCTAAAAGAACTCATAAGGTATATTGACTTACCTGAAGGGATATTAAGGCCTGTAGTAGGCTTAAAATGACTCTCAGAGGTATTGTTATTAACCACTCTAAAATAATCAAATATATAAGCCCCTTTATCAGTTCCTGAGCAAGCTGCATTACCTTTCTGGATATTTCCACCCGCCCACTCCATATCAATTACTATTGTATGGGTGTCGGTGTTAATAGAGTGCTGTGCTGCTAGTTCTGCTATGATGTATAGCCAGTCTTCTTTAGTGTTTTCTACAAACTGAGCCATGCCATTCTGATCTCCAAGAAGGGTTCTTATGTGATTTCTTCCTTGCACCCAAAGCTCTCCACAAGTATAAGCTACAGCCATATTTTCACCGTGAAGTTTCTCAGAGCCTTGAAAGGTTAATACTGGAAGCTCACATTTATAAGACTCAAGTAACTCTTTCTGAGCTTCAGTAGGAGGCTCTCCAAGAGATGGATCGTAGTTAGCATATGCTAGTCTACCACTATTGTCAGTAGCTCTTACTATAGTTGGGTATAAATTATGAAAGGCTGGTGTACTACCAAACCCTATGTGTCTGCGACTGCTCATTAGATCCTCCTCTACTAGTTACCCGTAGGAAACCCTGAAGGCTTACTAGCCCCAGGGAACGCTGCAGCTTTCTTAGCTGGCGCTGCTGGAGTATCCCCACTGCCACTCATAGATGCTTTCTTCCAAGCCGCTACTGCTTCAGCAGTAACACCATCATACTTGACAGTCTCAGCTACTGCAGAGTCTTTCTCAAGACGTTCCCCAATAGTAACCTTCTCTCCAGCATCCTGTGCTACAACTTCAGAGCCTGATGCTCCATCAGTAGCTCTGTAGAAACGCTTAACTACTACATTCTCCTGAACGTTGCCATTGTACATTCTGTACTCAAACTGAATCCAAGCCTTTACGTTTACATCAGTTAGCTCTGGAATACAGTTTAACTCTTTACTACCCTTTTTGAATTTAACTGATACTGGTTCTGGATCAGATAGCTCTGACTCTCCTAGAACTGCAGCAGCAGATTCAATTACTTTGTAGCCAAATGTTGGCTGGCCATTAACACCTAAAATAGTGTTACCGAAGCTCATTACTTTATCAAAGATATAGTTGATCTGTGTTGCTCCATTAGCTGTTCTTTTTACTTCTGCATGCTTTAATACTAGGTCATAGATGCCTGACTTATTCAAGTACCCACTTTCACCTTCTTGTTTTACTGATTCTGTTTTGACTGTAAGGAATGCCACTGCATACCTCCTTATAATATCAGGCACTTGATGTGCCTCACTCCGTTAAGAGGGTTAGGTAGATTACTACCATTAGGGGGAAGTTAGTTTATAAAATAAACTTAGCCACCTCATCATGTTTACCTTCTAAGATGTCAATATGATCTTGTAGATTATATTGAGCCATGTCTACCTTGTCATCAAGCTCTTCAGGAGTTAGTGTTGTTCTAGCAGCCATTTTAGGACTTCTATGGTGAACAATTCTCTTACCTGATTTAACTTCTAAAGCAACAGCTTGATCTACTACGGAAAGGAAACCACCTGCTTTAGAGAATGAGCCTTGATCTACAAGCTTGTAACGGCCAGTATCAGCATCGTAGATGCTATGAGAGATAATAACAAGGTTTGTTCCTGATGATACAACATCTTCTAAATAGTTTTTAAATAGAGCTACTTCTTTGTTTAGTTCTGTGTAGATATTAAAACCTGTATAGGCTTTGTTGCAGTTATCAGCCATTGTTTCAAATACTCTAGATACTGAGTCGATAGCAATAGTTCTAGGATACTTACCTAGTTTATCGTGGTATGCTTGTACTTTACTAGATATTAAGTCTGTAAACTCAGTAATATTAGTAAAGCCTCCAACATTAACATGAGGAATGGCATAAGGGAATTTCTTACCATCAATTGATATAACTAATGCATCTGTAAGATCTTTTAGTAACGTTGTTTTTCCGCTGTTACTTGGTGCGGATATTAAAAGCTTTGCGGCCATATTAATTCCTTTTATTGGATGAGTTTAATGACTTCTTAGGTCATACTTTAAGGTCTAGGGATGTCATTCTGCTTCATTCTATAATCGCAAGCTAACAAATAACGAATATCTGGGTAGTCTCTAAATACCTGAACAGAGTCAGCTATGAGGTTAAGAATACCTTCAATAAAGTTATAGGCTTGATCATCGAATGGAAGAGTAAAATTAAGAGTCCTAAAGTCACTAGGCTTAGCTTTAGTAGGCTGTACTGTGTAGCAAAGCTCTACTTGAGTTATGTTAATACCCTTCTGACGAAGTATATAAGCATATATGTAAGATTGGAGTTTATAGGCGTAAGAGAAGCTTGTAGGCTTCTGAGACGCTGTCTTATAATCTCGTACGGTCAACTGCCCTGCGTGATTGTCAAGAGTATCTCCAGGAGCTGTAGAAGTAATAGCATCGTAACTACCTCCTACAAAGATTCCTGGACGAATCTCATGAGAGATAAAGTTCTCTGTAGCTACTGTATTAGCTTGTAGTACGTACGCCTTGATTAGTGCCTCACTCATTGACTTCCATAAAGTGTGTATTTTACCAGTATCATAGTCAGGGTTATCTGAGTAGGAGTCTATATAAGCTTCTACAGCTTCTGTAAGTAGCTCAGAGTCGTGAGGTACTCCGTCTATTTTAGCGTTGGCTACAACTTCAGCACAAGCGTGGACACACGTACCAAGTACAGTGCTAGTAGAGCCTGTGAAGCGCTTATCAGCTCCTAGTAGGTTCTCATAGTACCAGTTAGTCTTATCACTAAAGAACTTCTCAGCTCCTGATGGGGAGATCTTAAAAGCTCCATCAGGGAGTAAGTCCTTTCCATCGTTATATGCGAATAGGCCTGAGTATGGGTTAGACTTCTCCGGCACAACGCTTTCCTTTACAAGTAAAGATACTCTCTAGAGTATCAATAATTAGTAGTTTAATATATTCAATCATTTGTTTCCTTTTGTTGTTTGAACGGTCTGAGAAAGATCTCAATCCTAGGTTTATCTTTGTCCTGTGAGCCTACTAAAAAGGTAATCTTTTTACAATAGCTGACGTTATCCTCAACTACTACCCCAACTTCCTGTATAGCATCACAGAAGTATTTGTCAGTAAGACTACATACATTACCAAGGTCAGAGGCCGAGTTCTTGTAATAGTATACATAAGCTATCTCATAAGGCCCTACAATAGGTACTACAGGATTAGCTAAGAAAATGCCTGTAAAGTAGTCTGTAAACCATCTCTTTATATTATTCTGCATATGGTAGTGAGCATTACGTAATTCATTCATAGATACCAAGAATGTCCTTGGCTTCTTATGCTTGAAGTTCTGAGTATAATATACTCCACTAACCACATGTATATGGTCATTAGCATAAGCTATAGCTTCTTTCTCTTTAGCTACCACTAGACAGTTAGCACATGAGGCTTTGCGAGCCTCTACTACTGGCAAATCCACTTCAACGTTGCATACTGTACATTTGAAAGTAGCTGAACGCTTCTTTCCCCTACTTCCGTTTATCTTAATAGATCCTAGGTCCTTAACTAGAACTAGTTTATAGTCAGCAGGGTCTAGTTGTTTAACTGCCATAGAACCTCCTATTTTGCCTCAACTACATAGTAGTTGAAGTAATGAGATAAGTTCTGGCTAGCAAATAAGTAAGCAGCTACTGCTGATGGGGCTTGTATAGTTTGTATGACAACATTACTGTAGTCAAGTATATTATACAAGTACATCAGTGAATTACATAAGCTACTTTAGCATCTGTATAGCATGTTGTGCATGTATTACAAGACTTCTGAGTAGATCCTG